CGGAGGAATGCGCCGTCCTCAACAACGCGGCCATGCACAAGCACACCGACGGCATCGCACGCTGCATCAACCGGCCGTTGCAGTGGTACGAGTGGGTGGCCTGGGGCCACTTCACCTACAACGTGGGTGTGGCCGGTTTCTGCAACAGCGCGGCCGCGCGGCACCTGCGCGACGGCAACAGCGAGGCCGCGTGTGCGCAGATTCCCAGCTGGCGCTTCATCACCATCAACGGCGTCAAGCGCGATTGCCGGAACCGCAGCTGGAACTGCTACGGCATCGTCAACCGCCGCGAGTGGGAAATGAGCATGTGCCGGGGCGACATTCCGGCGAGCAACTACCCCGATATCGAAGCCTGGCTAAAGGAGCCCGCATGAGGACCATCGTCACGCTGTCCATCGCCCTGGTGCTGTCGCTGGCGGCCAACATCGTTGCCGTGTACCTGATCGGCAGCACCACCGCCACCAGCGCGGCGAAGGTCGAGCAGGCGCGGCAGGCCGGCGCCATCGCCGCGCTGAAAGGCCGCGTTGACCAGGTCAACCGCGTGGCGCTGGACGCCGACCGCGACGGCCGCCAGCTGCAGGCCGAACTGCGCACCGTCGATGCCGAGGCCACCCGCCGCCTGCAGAGCTACCAGGCATTCATTGCTGACCTGCCGCCGCTGCCGCAGGGCTGCGGCCCTGGCAAAGCCCGCGTGGATGCCATCAACCGCCTGACCGGAGCCACACCATGATCCTGATCGCCATCCTGATCGCCTGCCTGCTGCTGGCCGCCGCCGACCTGGTACGCGCCGCAGCGCGCCGCCCCATCCGCCATGCCTGGGCAAAGTTTGGCCTGGTGCTGGCCGTGGTCATTACGGCCGCCTGCGGCCGCACCGTGCCGCAGCGGCCGGCACCGGTGCCAGCGCAGTGCGACTCGCTGTGTTTCGCGCCCTGCAACACCCAGCTGCCGAAGTGGACGCCGGCGAACCCCGACGATCCGCGCGCGTGGGATACGCTCGGCCCGCAGGTCATCAAACCCGGCCAGGTGCAGCTGCAGCAGTGCGAGCTGCACCGCAAGGCCTGCGACGTGTGTATCCAGCGCCTGCGCGCGGCGGGCGTGCTGCTGTGAGGAAGCCCGAAAGCCTGCGCGCGCACCTGACGGCCGCGCTGCCGTGGCTGCAGGCCAACCCGGACCGGCTGCTGGTGTTCGCCGATGAAGGCGGCATCGTGTCCACCGAGGAAACGGGCCTGTCGTTTGAGTGGCGGTATACGCTCAACCTGATCTTCACCGACCTGGCGCTGCACCCCGACGAAATCGCGGTGCCGCTGCTGGGTTGGGTGCGCGAGAACCAATCTGAACTGATGGGCAACCCGGAGCGCCGCGACGGCATCCGTTTCGAGGCCGACGTGCTGGCCGGCGACAAGATTGACCTGTCCATCAAGCTGCCGTTGACCGAGCGGGTGGGTGTGCATCTGCAGGACGGCAAGCATTTGGTCGAGCATTACGCCGAACCCACGTGGGACGAGGCGTTCCCGAATGGATGACCTGGGCGACCTGCAGGCGTGGATCTCCGGGCTGCTGGCGCGCGCCACGCCGGCGTCTCGCCTGCGCCTGGCCCGCCTGGTCGCCACCGACCTGCGCCGCAGCACGTACCGCCGCATTGCCCAGCAGCGCAACCCGGACGGATCGCCCTTTGAACCGCGCCGGCAGCCGCTGCGCGCCAAGGCCGGGCGCGTGCGCCGCGCGGCCATGTTCCAGGGGCTGCGCCAAGGCAGCCACATGCGCGCTCGCGCCGACGCCAGCGCGGCCGCCGTGGAGTTCACCACGCGCGCCAGCCGCATTGCCCGCGTCCACCAAGAGGGGTTAGTGGACCGCGTGCGCCCCGGTGGCCCACGCGTGGCGTATGCGCGCCGCGAACTGCTGGGCTTCACCCGCGCCGACGTGCAGCTGCTGCAGCAGCGCGTTCTGGAGCATCTGGCCGGCGCCGGCTTGTAACAGCGCCCCCCACAAGCGCCGCGCGTTGTTCGCGCGCGCGCGTGCCCCCGAACATGGAAACCTGTTCTTCCGGGTGCGCCCATGTCCGCCTTCACCGCCGTCGATCTCTCGCGCCTGCCGGCTCTGGACCTGATCGAATCCATCGACTACGAAGCCATCGTCGCGCGGATGATCGCCGACCTGCGCGCGCGTGACCCGGTGTTCGACGCCCTGGTCGAATCGGACCCCGCGTACAAGCAGATCGAGGTGGACGCCTACGCCGAAATGCTGGTGCGCCAGCGCATCAACGAAGCCGCGCGCTCCGTCATGCTGGCCTACGCCGCCGGCTCGGCGCTGGATCACATCGCCGCCGGCAACAACGTGCAGCGCCTGCTTATCACGCCGGCGAACCCGCGCGTGTACCCACAGGTGGAAGCGGTCTACGAATCGGACGCGGAACTGCGGCGCCGCGTGCTGCTGTCATGGGAAGGGTTGAGTACCGCCGGCCCGGAAGGTGCCTACCTGTTCCACGCGCTGTCCGCACACCCGGACGTGCGCGATGCCAGCGCACACAGCCCAACGCCGGGTGTTGTCGTGGTGGCGGTCCAGTCGCGCAGTGGCCAGGGCGTGCCGTCGCCGGCCGTCCTGGCGGCGGTGGATGCCGCGCTGTCGGCCGATAGCGTGCGCCCGCTGACCGATGACGTGCAGGTGCGCGCCGCCGAAGTCGTGGAGTACCGCATCGAAGCGGTGCTGGAGCTTTGGAACGGGCCGGACGCGGACGTGGTGATCGCCGCCGCCAACGCGAACCTGGACTCGATGATCGACCAGCAGCAGCGCCTGGGCATCGAGATCGCGGTGAGCGCGCAGGTTGCGGCGCTGCACGTGCCGGGTGTGCGCAAGGTGCGCCTGCTGTCTCCAGCGCATGACATTCCGATGCAGGCCACGCAGGTCGGCTACTGCACCGGCCGCGAACTGACCATCGGTGCAACCTGATGCTGCTCCCGCCCAATGCAACGGCCATGGAGCGCGCGCGCGCCGAGGTGGGCGCGCAGCTGGCGAGCCTGCCGGTGCGCATCGGCGACCTGAAACACCCGGACACCTGCCCAGCCGACTGGCTGCCGTGGCTGGCGTGGGAATGGAGCGTGGACGTGTGGTCGCCGCGCTGGTCCGAAGCGCAGAAGCGCGCGGCCATCCGCGCGAGCCCCGAGATTCACCGGCTCAAGGGCACCGTCGCGGCGGTGAAGCTGGCGCTGGGCACGCTGGATTGGGATGCGCGCCTGGTCGAGTGGCACAAGACCACGCCCAGGGGCGCGCGGTACACCTTCGCGGTGGAACTCACGCTGGATCGTCGCGGCTTTGCGCCGGAACTCTACGAGGACGTGGAGCGGCTGGTGAACGCGTCCAAGAACCTGCGCAGCCACCTGACACGCATCAGCATGGTGCACCGGCAACCGGCGCTGCTGCGTGTCGCAAGCGCGGTTATCACGGCCGAGTTCGTGAAGGTGCTGCCCTACACGCCCTCCGCGATGCGTTCCACCGCCGACCTCACACCCGCCGCCGCACTGGTGGCGCGCGAATTCGTCTCACTACACCCGCAGGGGCATTGATGGACACCTACTTCACCCTGATCACCGCAAAGGGCAGGCCCAAGCTGGCCGGTTCCCTTGTTCCAGGCGGTACACCGTTCGATCTTTCCTTCATGGCGTTCGGCGATGGCGGCGGCGCCGACGTGACGCCCGTAGACAACCGTTCTTCGCTGGTCAATGAGGTTCACCGCCGACCGGTCAACAGCGTAGAGAAAGACCCCGACAACCCCGGCTGGGTCGTGGTGCGCTGCGTCCTTCCGCCGGAGATTGGCGGCTGGACGATCCGCGAGGTAGGCATCTACGACGCCGCCGGCGATCTTGTGGCCTATGGGAACTTTCCGGCCAGCACGAAACCGGTACTCGCCCAAGGCTCCGGCAAGGAACTGATCGCCGATATCTATCTGGAAGTCGGCGCAGGTGCAAACGTCATCCTACAGATCAATCCGAGCGTGGTCACGGCTACGCAGTCGTGGGTGCTGCAGCAGATCGCGCAGGCACAACAGCAGATCGAGCAGGCGACCCGCAGCCGCCGTGCTCAACGCCACTTCCTCAACCAGATCTAGGAGTCACCATGCCCAATGGATGCTTTGGCACGGCCAAGCCGCTCGCCAACACGAAAACAACCATCTTCACCGTGCCCGCCGGCAAGGTTTCAACGGTGAACATCAATGTAGCGAACGCAGCTGATATCCCGGCGTCGGTGAATCTGTACATCGGCCCCTCGCCCGCGCAGGGGGCCGAGTGGGACGCGCGCTACTGTGTTGAGCCTGGCACGCTCGTACAAGGGCGCGGCGTACTGCATCGCACCGGCTTTGCCATGAGCGCCGGCGAGTCGTTGGCGGTAGTAACCGATGGCACCAGCATCAGTGTGCGCGCGGATGGTTTCGAGGAGGAAGCCTGATGGGCCGCTACCTGAGTGCGCCGCGCTGGGAGAAGCGCCCGCCGCGTCTGCTGGCCAATCCTTCAATCCAAGCGCCCGCGATGGTTCAGGGGCAGCAGATTGTCGTGCTTGAACTCAACACGCCCGGCACGCTCAAGCAGCTGCGTGTGTTCAGGGAACAAGCCACGGGAACAGCTACCCGCTGCATGCTGGAAATCGTGATTGATGGCGTCATCGTCTACTCAACCAGCATGAACATGGTGAATCGTGGCTTCATGGTGATTGTCGGCACAGATCCCGAGGGCGGAACGAAGATCACCGGCCACGATTTCGTGGCGTTCAATCGCCTGCAGATTCGTTGCACTGCGACGGATGGGACGCTGGCGTCCAACGCTGTCCAGCTGATGCCAAACTACGAGGTGTATTGATGAACGAAACTCCCGTCATCGTTGAAGGTGTCGTGGTCGGCGTCATGCGTGGCACGGTCATCGACAGCGCCGCCGCAGCGCGCCGGATCATCACGAACCTTGCGTTCGACCTGCGCTTCACCCCGGAAGAACGCGTCGCCATCGAAATGGCCTCGCTGGATGACCCGAACGCACCTGAAGAAATCCGCCAGCAGGCCGCATACATTCGCGTGGCTTTGCAGCGAGCGGACAAGGCGTCGTGGACCGATCTGGACGACCCGGTTACACGCGCGTCGGTGCAGCAGTTTGAGCAGTACGGCTTGATCGGCGAAGGGCGGGCGGCCGCCATCTTGGACGCGCCGGTGCAGGACGCCGAGCGGCCGTGAAGCGTTACCTGGTCAATCTGTTGATCGCCCTCGACCAGTTCGGTAACGCGATGTTCGCGGGCGATCCTGACGAAACCATCAGCAGCCGCGCCGGCAAGGCCGCGCGGCGCGGCCGGCGCTGGGGATGCGTCCTGTGCCGCGTGCTGGACGTGTTCGAGCGCGACCACTGCGAGAAGTCCATCGAAGTGGACCGGGGCCGCTCTACGCCCTGACTTGTAAGCGCGGCCGCCACAAGCGCGGCCGCGTGATCCTCGCGCGCGCGAGCCTGACCATGTGCACATGGACTCGCTCAACGAAAGCCAGCGCCGAATCTCCAACGCCTTCCGCATCGGCACCATCAGCGCCGTGGATCACGGCGCCGGCATGTGCCGGGTAAAGACCGACGACAACGAAACCGACTGGCTGCCGTGGTTCATCCCGCGTGCCGGCAAGACCATCGAATGGTCCGCGCCGAGCGTCGATGAGCAGGTGATGGTGCTGTGCCCGGAAGGCGTCATGAACGGCGGCGTCGCGCTGCGCGGCATCTACAGCAGCATCTTCCCAGCGCCGGCCGCGTCCGAGTCCCTGCACCTCACGCGCCACGCTGACGGCGCGGTCATCAGCTACGACACCCAATCCCATGCGCTCACCGCGACGTTGCCCGCCGGCGGCACGGCGGTGCTCACCGCTGATGGTGGGATCACGCTGAATGGCCCGCTGACGGTCAACGGTCCGGTCACCGTATCCGAGACGCTGGAGGCCAAGGTTGACGTGATCGCGGCTGGAAAGAGCTTTATCGGACACGCCCACCTGGCGGTTACCGCCGGCACCAGCATCAGCGGGCCGCCGGCATGATCGGTACGCACGCAGCCACCGGGAAGCGACTGGACGGCGACGCGCACTTGGCGCAGTCCATCGCCGACATTCTGACCACGCCGCTCGGCACGCGCCTGATGCGCCACGACTACGGCTCGCTGCTGCCGGAACTGATCGACCAGCCGTTCAACGCCCTTACCCGGTTGCGCATGTTCGGTGCGGCCGCCGTCGCCCTGATGCGGTGGGAGCCGCGTATCACCCTGGCCCGTATCGGCATCGAGGCAGGGGCCACACCGGGCGGCCTGGTCCTGCGGCTTGAAGGCCAGCGGCCCGTATCACCCCAGGCGACCGAGCATTTTCGCCTGTCCATTCCCCTGAACTTCTGATTCCAACGGAGCAACCATGGCCCAAGACTTCCACCACGGCGTTCGCGTCGTCGAAATCAACACCGGTACGCGCTACATCCGCACCGTCGCCACCGCCATCGTCGGCCTGATCTGCACCGCGCCCGATGCCGATGCGGCAATGTTCCCGCTGAACCGGCCGGTGCTGGTGACCAACTACGCCGCCGCCATGTCCAAGGCCGGCACCAGCGGCACCTTGCTGCCGTCGCTGCGCGCCATCGCCGACCAGACCGAGCCGGTCACCGTCGTTGTCCGCGTCGAGGAAGGCGCCACGGACGCGGAAACCACCTCCAACGTGATCGGCACCGCCACGGGCGGCCAGTACACCGGCCTGCAGGCGCTGCTGGCCGCCCAGGCGCGCCTGGGCGTGAAGCCGCGCATCCTGGGCGCCCCCGGCCTGGACACCGAGCCGGTGGCGAAGGCGCTGGGTGTCGTGGCCGGCAAGCTGCGCGCCATGGCCTACGTGTCGGCCGGCGCTAGCGCCACCAAGGAAGAAGCGGTGCTGTACCGCGAGGAATTCGGCTCGCGCGAGCTGATGCTGCTGTGGCCCGACTTCCTCGCGTGGGACACCACGGCCAACGCAGAAGTGCCGGCGTTCGCCGTGGCGCGTGCGCTGGGCCTGCGCGCGAAGATCGATGAGCTGCATGGCTGGCACAAGACCCTGTCCAACATCGAAGTGGGCGGCGTCACGGGCATCACGCACGACGTGCATTTCGACCTGCAGAACCCGGCCACCGACGCCGGCTACCTGAACGCCAACGAGGTCACCACGCTGGTGCGCGCGAACGGCTATCGCTTCTGGGGCAACCGCACCTGCAGCGATGAACCGCTGTTCGCTTTCGAGGTCGCCACGCGCACCGCTCACATCCTGGCCGACACCATCGCCGATTCCCTGATGTGGGCGGTGGACAAGCCGCTGCACCCGCAGCTGGTGAAGGACATCATCGAAAGCATCAACGCCAAGTTCCGGCAGTTGAAGAAGGACAACTACGTCCTCGGCGCGACCGCGTGGTACGACGAAACGGCCAACACCGCCGAAGCCCTTTCTGCCGGAAAGCTGGTCATCGACTACGACTACACGTTCGTGCCGCCGGCCGAAAACATCCTGCTGCAGCAGCGGATCACTCAACGCTACTTCCACGACTTCGCCGCGCAGCTGGCGGCCTGACCGCCGCGCTGATCGCCGCCCCTTTCAACGGAGAAACCCACGATGGCACTGCCTCGCAAACTCAAGCACTTCAACCTGTTCAACGATGGCGAGAGCTACATCGGCCAGGTCAACGAAATCACCCTGCCCAAGCTGTCGCGCAAGATGGAGGATTACCTCGGCGGCGGCATGAGCGGCCCGGTCAAGATCGACCACGGACAGGAAGAAATCGTTATCGAATGGAAGTGCGGCGGCATGATGCGCTCGGTCCTGAATCAGTACGGCGTGGTCACTGCGGACGGTGTGCAGTTGCGCTTTGCCGGCGCCTACCAGGCCGAAGATTCCGCGCGTCCCGACGCGTGGGAAATCGTCGTGCGCGGCCGCCATCAGGAGATCGATCCGGGCAAGGCCAAGAAGGGCGACGACACCGAGTTCGGCGTCAAGACCGTCTGCAGCTACTACAAGCTCGTGCAGAACGGCCAGACGGTGATGGAGTTCGACTTCCTCGGCATGGTCGAGATCGTCAACGGCGAGGATCGCCTCGCCACCGCCCGCGCCATCATCGGCGCCTAACCCACAACGGCGCCGCGCATAGGCCGGCGCCGCTCTCTTTCATTCCCCGGAGATACCCATGAGCCAGACCCCGAAGACCGTCACCATCCTGCTGGAAGAACCCATCCAGCGCGGCGAACAGAAGATCGGCAAGCTGACGCTGCGCCGCCCGCAGGCCGGCGAACTGCGCGGCGTGCGCCTGGCCGAACTCACCAACGGCGACGTGGGCGCGGTGCTGGCTGTCCTGCCCCGCATCAGCAGCCCGACCCTGACGCCGACCGAGGCCGCCGAGCTTGACCCGGTGGACCTGGCCGCCGCTACCAGCGAGATCATCGGTTTTTTTATGACGAAGCAGCTGCGGCAGGAAGTGGAGGCGAGGAAGTCCTCGTACTGACCGAAACCGTAGACGACGCCATGGCGGATATCGCCCTGGTGTTCGGCTGGCCGCCCAGCGTCATGGACCCCATGTCGCTGGCTGAATTGATGGGATGGCGGGAACGCGCCCGCCTGCGAAACGGAACCGAAGAATGCTAGTCTGGCCCCGTGCTGACCTTCCTCGCCACGCTGCTTTCCATCGCGCTGATCGCCGCCCTTGTCCTGGCGGCGTTCGGCGTTGTGGCCTGGGCGTTCAACCTGCTGGCGGGCCTGTTCGCGCCGCCAGCGACGGATGCGGATATCGACGCGGCGTTGGCGGAAGCCCGCGCCGAGCTGGCGCGTCCGCGCCGGCAGGAACCGCCCGCTCTCTGACCGCGCAGCTGCGCGCCGGGGGCGCGCATGGCTGAACGCCTCCGCCTGCAGGTGATGCTGGATGCCGTCGAGAAGGTGTCCGGCCCCCTCAAACGCATCATGTCCGGCGCCGGCGGCGCCACCTCTGCGTTGAAGGCCACCAGCGCCGAACTGGCGGGCATGAAGCGGCTGTCCGGCGATATCACCAACTACCAGCGCCTGCGCACCGAACTGCGCGGCGTCGCCCGGTCGATGGACGATGCCCGCGCCCGCACCGCGGCGGCCGCCGCCACCGCCACCCAACTGCGCACCGACCACCACGCCCTGGCCGGCGAGGTGAGGGCCGCCCGCGCGGTGATGAAGCTGCACAGCAACGAATTGGCCGCTGCGAAGGAACCCAGCGCCGCGTTGACCGCCGCATACAACGCGCAGAAGGAGCAGCTGGCCGCACTGGAACAGCGGTACAGCAAGTCCGCCACCAGCCTGCGCGCGGCCAACCGCGCCGTGCGCGAAGGCGAGCAGGCCACCACGCGCCTGACCCAGCGCGAGCAGGCGCTGTCCGGGCAGCTGGAACAGACCCGGCAGAAGCTGGACAAGGCCGGCGTGAGCACGGCGCAGATGGCGGGCCGCCAGCGCGCCCTGCGCAGCGAAGTGGCGCAGACCACCAGCCGCCTGGACCAGCAGCGCAAGCAACTGGAACGCCTGCAGGTGATCCAGCAGCGCGCAAAGGCGATGCACAGCGGTGGCATGACGGCCACGATGCACGGCGCCGGCGCCATGTACGCCGGGCAGCGCATGGGCAGCGGCATGGTCGGCGCCGCAATGCCGGCCATCGATCTGCAGGCGCAGGTGCGCGATATCGGCATCACCGCCGGATTCAGCGACGCACAGGAAGCCGCCCTGCAGGCGCGCCTGCGCGCCGACGCGCTGGCGTTCGGCCAGTTCGCCGAGAAGATCGGCGAAGGCCTGGGCGTCCTGACAGCCAACGGCATCACCGGCATGGACCAGCTGGCGCAGTACTCGCCGGTGCTGGCGAAGGTCAGTGTGGCGGCGAACGCCGAAATGGCCGACCTCGGCCAGCTGATCGTGTCGTTGGAGCAGATGAAGGTGCCCACCGCCGAGATGACCGGCGCGCTCGATGCGTTGTCCTACGCAGGCAAGGAAGGCAGCTTCGAGCTGGCCGACATGGCGCGTTGGTTCCCGCAGCTGGGCCCGATGATGAAAGGCCTGGGCATCACCGGCCGCGATGCGGTGAATCAGCTGGGCGCGGCGCTGCAGATTGCGCGGCTCGGCGCGGGCACCAACGACGAAGCCGCCAACAACCTGAAGAACTACCTGGGCAAGATCACCGCACCGGACACCATCAAGCACTTCGACGATGCCGGCATCGACCTGCGCGCGCGCCTGGTGGATCTGCAGAAGCGCGGCATCGGCCCGTTGGAAGGCTCCCTGCAGCTGATCACCGACTACATGGGCACCAAGGGACCGGAGGCAGCAGCGAAGTTCAAGGACGCGATCAGCTTGGAGGATGCGGAGCAGCGCGCCGCCGCGCTGGAAGCGTTGGGCAACAGTTTCAGCCTGGGCGAACTGTTCCGCGACATGCAGGCCATGTCCTTCATCCGGCCGGCGCTCGCCAACCGCGACCAGATGCGCGGCATCCGCGACGGCGCAGCATCGGCCACCGGCGGCATCGACGCGGATTGGGCGCGCCGCATGGAGTCCACTTCCAAGAAGCTGGACCTGTTCAAGATTCAGTGGGCAGACCTGAAAGTGGAACTCGGCCAGCAGCTGATGCCGCTGCTCGCCCAGGCCGCCGCCGTGGGCGGCCGCGCGTTCGCGTGGGCCACGGACTTCGCCCGCGACAATCCGCACATCACGCGCGGCCTGGCTGTGATGGGCGCCGGGCTTTCGTTCCTGCTGGTGACGCTGGGCGGCCTGCTGACCGCCGGCGGCATGGCGGCGATGGGTTTCTCGCAGATCTACAAGGCCGTGGGCCTGATCGCCAACAGCGGCGCCCTATCCGGCGTGCCCGGCATGTTCGCGAAGCTGTCCCGCTTCCTGCCAAGCGTTGCCAGCGGCGCGCGCATGCTGCTACCGATCCTGGGCGGCATCAGCTGGCCGGTGCTGGCCATCGGCGCAGCCGTGGCCGTCGTGGCGGCGCTGGTGTGGCGCTACTGGGAGCCCATCAAGGCCTTCGCGGTCGGGGTGTGGCAGGGAGTGGCCGAGACCGGCGGGAAGGCGCTGGCCGAGCTGTCCGCCGCCCTGGCGCCGCTGGCGCCAGCGTGGGCAACCCTCACCGGTTGGATTGGCGCGGCGTGGGACTGGTTCTCCAAGCTGCTGGTGCCGGTGGCGTCCACCAGCGAGGAACTGCAGAACGCGACCAGCTACGGCCGTATGTTCGGCGAAGCCATCCTGGGCAACCTGCGTCTGGTCATCGCCGTCGTCGGCTGGGTGGTCACCGGGTTTTCGTGGCTGGGGCAGACCATCGGCAACACCATCGGTTTCGTGGTGACCGGCCTGGGCCACCTGTGGGATGCCATCACCGGCCTGTTCCGCGGCGATTGGGGCCAGGTGGTCGCGGCGCTGCGCGGCGGCTGGGCGAACGTCGATATGTTCCTCGGCGGGCTGCCGGCGCGGTTCATGGCGTGGGGCGCCGACATGATCCAAGGCCTGGTGAACGGCATCGTGTCGCGCGTGCCGCTGATCGGTGACGCGCTGAAAAACGGCATCACCGCATCGGTCACATGGTTCAAGGACTTCCTGGGCATCAAGAGTCCCAGCCGGCTGTTCGCCGAGTTCGGCGGGTTCACCATGCAGGGCTACGCCATGGGCCTGAACCGCGAAGGCAATGCGCCGCTGCAGGCCATCGCCGGCGTTGGCCAGCGCGTGCG